AAAATGCGTCTTGAACTTATAATTAAGCACTGATGTCGGATAAAACTACGATACTTCGGATCGAGGTACAGGGTTTCGGAGAAACAAAGCAAGACTTAGAGTTCTTGACAACCGAGAGTGATAAACTTGCTCAGGCTAAAAGATTATTGAATAAAGAAAGCGCCAATGCAGCGAAGTCAATTAATGCCGAAGCTGGGAGTATCGCTAAGTTGAGAGCTGATACTGCACTTTTGAGACAGCAGGCCGATAATATGCGGGCTGTTACATCAAAGGAAATCACTACTCGTGAGAAATTGATAAGAAAGATTAACGAGAACACAACGGCGATTCGCAATTATGACCGGGCAATGAGTGGCAGCACGACGCTTGTTGGGGAGTATGGTCGTGGTATTATGAGTTCCTTTAAATCAATGAGTTCATCATTGGTTTCCATATATGCTGCTGTGAAGGCAGTAAAGATGGTAGTTAATACGATTTCTGATTTCAGTTCTGCTCAGAGCAATTTAGCGGCTATTGGTGGTTATACTAAAGAACAAATGGAAGGGCTGACTGAAACAGCTCTCCGTTTGGGAAAATACTCAAATTACACGGCTACCGAGGTTACTAATTTGCAACTGGAACTGTCAAAATTAGGTTTTCAACTGAACGAAATTCAGGCATCAACTGAACCGGTTTTGCAATTAGCTACTGCTCTGGGGGTTGATGCTGCGAATGCAGCTAATACGTTAGGGGTTGCATTAAGGGTATTTAATCTTACGGCTGCAGATTCTTACAAAACAGCAGAAATACTTGCCCTTGCAGCAAATAAATCAGCATTAAATTTTGCTGACTTTGAGACTATTCTTTCAACCGTTGGCCCGGTTGCGCAGGCATTTAATTTTTCATTGACAGATACGGTAGCTTTGACGGGGAAACTTCGAGATGCCGGTTTTGATGCTTCGTCTGCGGCAACTGCATTGAGGAATATCCTTTTGAACCTCGCAGATAGTAACGGAAAATTAGCTGTTAAGTTAGGTGGTGGAGTTGACAGTCTTGAGGAATTAATACCTGCACTTATTAAGTTACGGGAATCGGGAGTTGATTTGAATGAAACCCTCGAGTTAACTGATGCGAGGTCAGTTGCTGCATTCAACCAGTTTCTTACAGCTGCTGAAAGTGTTGGGGAATTAAAAACAGAACTTGTGGGAGCCAATGGCGAACTTCAGGCGATGGTTGATAAACAGCTTGACAATCTCGCTGGGGACTGGGATAAACTCAAAACATCATTTAATGGGTTTATTCTTGAAGCTAAAAATGGTGAGGGTGTTTTAAGGAAACTTGTTCAGGGGGTAAATGATATACTTATCACCTTCTCTACAATGGGGCTTGCCCTAAAGCGTTCTAAGAAACTAACAGAGGATGATGTGTCTGAGTTTCTGGATTCGGTTTTAGCACAACCGATGAATAGACAGGCGAAGAAAATTCAGGCTGAAGTTGAGAGACTAAATGAGGTTACACTTGAAACGCTTGAATCGGAAAAAGATAAATTTATTGAGGTTGCTAATGATTACACTACAAAGAAGAAAGCGCTTTTGTTGTGGGAAGAATACTACTCTCGTCGTAAAGAACAACAGGAACTTGCTATAGCTGCACAGATTGAAGGAGAAAGACGGATTGAGGAGTCTGCGAAACAGGGTGCAACTGTTGCAGCTAAGACTATGACGGCAGTTAAGGCATGGACACAAAAGGAGTTTGATGACTGGAATGCTTTAATGGCTAAGGTATCTAAACAGTGGGAGGATGTTGTTTATACGTTTGATCCTGATGTTATAACAGAAGCCATTTCAGAACCACTATTTTCTGATGAAGAGTGGGAGGCGGGGCTTCAGAAAGCTCGGGAGAATCTATCTAAGGAACAAGATGAAAGGAATCAGCGTAAGGCCAAACAGAGGGAAGAAGATGTAAAGGCTGAAAAAGATCATCAGGATAAGGTAGCGGATATTGCAAGGGCTGCATTTCAGGGTGTACAAATGGCTGCTGATACTATCTTAGAGAATAAAAAGTCAAGGTTAAATGCAGAGATGCAGGCTGAACTGAATAATGCAAATCTAACCGAGCAGCAAAAGGAGGTTATCAGAAAGAAATATGCTCGTGAACAACAAAAGATAGATGTTAAGCAGGCATTAATTAACACAGCTCTTGGAGTCGGGAACGCACTTGCAACCGTTAAACCATTTATTCCTGCTGCTTTGATTGCTGCGGGATTGGCTGCACTTCAGGGAGGATTACAGGTTGCAGCGATTAAAGCTCAGAAGTTTGCTTCTGGTGGTCGAATTACAGGAGGGGCCAGGATCAGGCCTGACAGCCGGGGTGATGACACGTTGATAATTGCAAAACAGGGCGAGGTTATTCTTAATCAACGACAGCAGCTTGCGCTTGGCGCCCAGTCCTTAAAGCACGCAGGAGTTCCAGGGTTTGCGGATGGTGGTATTGTGGGTGGTATCACTCCGTCGGCTG